TCCCTCTCCCAAGGTATCATATTTTCTAGTTCGGTCAATGAATAATTATGACTATACATTAATTCGAAATTCGTCCTATAATGATTAACCAAATTATCATGAGAGAGGTTTAAGAGAAAAAAGTTTGAATGCCGCTCAAAGTCTGTGTATTTTTGTGTTGGCATTTAACGCAATCAAAATTTACAGTATGCTCCATTTTGGGCATTTGATTCAACCAATCCATTATCGTTTTGAACTGGTTAGTGTTCATTGATTCTATAAATTCCAACAACTCGTTTTCTGTACAATCTTCTGCTAATACTCTCTCTTCGTTAAACTCAATTGCCTCGATACATTTACACGCCATTCTAAACGCGTCATCAGTTTTTATGTTATCTCCGTCAGGGGTTTCGAAAGAAGCAAGACTAGCATAAGAAGGCCATTTCAATTTCATCGTCACTTCACCATTCAACTCAACTGCCTTTGAAACCTCTGGCACCTCAACTTTTATGTCATCGATTTTTATTGTTATCTCGTTTTGGGCAGAACATTCCGAACAACTTATACCCACAGACGTTGTTTCTCCTGCGGACTTTGCCCTTATTTGAGTGAACATATATTCTATATCAAAAGATGTCAAATCTGATAAATTTATTTTGTCATACAAACACGACTCGATAGTGTTGACGACTGCGTTCAACGTTGCCTTTGGGTCTTGCGTTTCCAGCGCAATCATTAACGTCTTCTCTTCTTTGACTAGGTATGGTCTAAAAGACACTTCCTTTCCAGTCGAGGGAACGTTGATCGAATATTTTGGCGAATCATTGAGTTTAGGTAATGCCATTATAAATCTCCATTATTAAAGTGTGGATTCTTTAAAATCCTTGAAAGCAAATGATACTGTTATTTCAATTAAACCGTCCTGCTCATCATCAGACAATGAAATGCTGGTGAACGTAGATGGGTATGCGTCGATTAACTCGTAGGTATATGTAATCTTATCATTTATTTTAAGATCAATATCTATTTCGTTTTGTGCGAAATTGATTGGTCCTAGACTCGGTAATGATTTTCTTAAGACTTCTGGTATGTCTAGGTTTAATTGTTTATTAAAAATAGGATATGAAATACCTTTTTTTAACATGTGAATTTTGATTGGTTTTACATAATCTTTGTAATAACCAACTTCATAATCTTCATTGATTATTGTTCCGCGCCATTCGCGAAAATATGATAATATCTCTGGTCTGTTAAAAACCCTGAACGTCATGGTGACGGGGTCGTTTGCGAAACCATTAGCAACGTTTGCGTTGATTAATCCAATCTTCGCTATCGCTCCCGTTATTTGTTTACCTGGAAGCGAAACGTTTTTACAATACAGATTCAATTCTTCTGCCCTGAGTCCTCCGATTGAAGGCAACTCTACCCTGAACAGGTTTGACCTCGCAAGTCCTTCCTTGGCGGATATTAAACCCTGCAATTCTTCAATACTATATGACATTAGATCATTCTCCTAGAATCGCCATATACTTTCGCTGACGATCTTTTTGCCCAGTCTGCTGTCGGTAAGAAAACCGCGATCTCATATTCGGGCGCCAACACTTTAGCAAACTGCCCCCTAACATGTTCAGTTAAGTAATGCTTGAAACATGGAGCAAAATATTTCATCTTTGAACTTTTCTTAAGAAATTTATATGATAGTCTAAACTTCGTTGACTCGTCGTATTTTTTATTGTTCGTGATGTCTAATAACGCGTCTAGAAACTTTGCTCTCAGTGCTGGTGGTAGGTAATGTAGATTCAACCCATAAAACCCACCCTCTGCTGGACCAACAACTATGACTAATGGAAATTTGTCATAGTATGGCAATGTGTCTTTAGTCTTCGGGTCATATGAAAACATATACATGTGACCCGCAATACTTTGATCTGTTCTAACTAGTTCTGATTCTTTCATCAGTTTATTGCGATCGATTCTGCGAACAGTTTTAAGTTTATTTCTAAACCATTCTCTTGACTCCCGCGTTCTGGGTGTAATACCTGCGCGGAATGCTTCTTTTTCGAGTTTTGCGAATAGATTACTCATGTTGTTTACCGAACTGTCTTAGAAGTTATTTATAATTATTTCTTGGGTTTTTTTCTGAAAGGCGGCAGGGGTTTTAATCTTTTAATTGGTTTCGGAAGTATTCCCATCGCCCGAAGTTCGATTTCTGTCCAGATCTCGAATCGCCATCCTCGGTCTTTTGCATATTCATTTGCCGCATCCCATTTGTTGACGTTTTTAATGTAAGTCAACCCTTCGTTGATATACTTCTTTGTTCTTTTTTGACCAGTAGGTGGCGAGGTTTCTTTGTTTGGTTTCACTTCTATTAAGGATATCGTACCATCTTTCCACGTCACTTTAAAGTCCATAAAGTATCGGTGATACCTTTTATCGACTTCATAAAGATATGGAATAACAACTTCTTCGCTGCTCCAGGATTTGACTTCATCGGAAAGGTCAAAATGTTTCATACAATGTTTTTCCCACGTTGATCGATAGATCACGTTGCTATGGTCGCCCTGATATTTTGTAGGATTCTTAACTTTGTATCTTCCAGAGTATGCCATTTTGAATATAAATAATTGCTATAAACTTTATTTATTTGAGAATAGAATGCCTGATTACTCATATCCCCTAGAAGACCAAGGCGACTATAAAGGTCGTGTTATTTTTACGTTAATCGAGGTTGAACCCGTATCAACAGAAATTATCGCTCGAGCATCGAAAGACTTTAAACAAGTCCAAGATCAAAACGGGGAAGAAACAAAACCGGATGATACCGAAGCACTGACCAAAGCAATAGAAGGTTTTTCTGCAGAACAATCTGACAAAAAACCGCAGGATAGAGAAAAACAACTAGGATCGAAAATCACCCTGTATTTGCCAGAAAACATCAGCATCACCGATGCCGTTCAATATACAAACCTTGACCTCGGGACGCTTGGAGCAACTGTGGAAGCGGGTGTTCAATCTGGGGCAAGTATAGCGGGTGCTGCTGTTAAGAGTATGACGGAAGGCGTTGGGTCTTTTATGGACGCTTTTTCTAGAAAGAGTTTTGACACTCCTCTCGCGCGACTCGCTTTAAGTAGAACGGCAAGTAAGTTTGGTGATGCGGTCGGCGGGGCAGTTGCGTTAAACACAAGAACTGTTATTAACCCGAACACACGCGCGATGCTCGAATCGGTCCCTTTGAGAGAATTGCCATTCACATTTAGAATGATTGGTAGAACAAAACAAGAATCTGATGAGATTAAAAACATAATTAAATTTTTCAGAACAGAATTATATCCAGGGACGATTCAAGCAGGGGAAAGTATTCCTATCTCTTTAGGATATAAAATACCCAATATGTTTCAAGTTCGGTTTGAATATGACGGAAAGGAGATTGCGACAAAATTTTTAGATTGTTATCTGAGAACAGTAAGTGTTGTCTACAACACAGAAAATGCAGCCTTTCATCCAGATGGAAATTTTTCCGATATACAATTATCATTAAACTTTACAGAGTCGCGAGCACTGACGCGCGAGTTGATTGAGGAAGGATACTAATGTCTTACTTCACTAATTTTCCCCTCGTTCCATATTACTTCGGCAACGAGAAGTCGTTTAACTATATTGAGAATTTGGGGTCTTATGTCGACCTTCTTGATCAGGTAGTTGATGATGTATCATTCTATGAGTATTATACAATAATTGACGGAGATAGACCCGACACCCTTTCGCACAAGTTATATAATTCAACCGAATACCATTGGACGTTTTTTCTTTTGAACGGTTCCTTGCGCGAACGCGGTTGGCCTTTAACGCTGCAACAAGTTGAAGAAAGAGCGAAAACATTTTATCCGAACTACGCTATACAAATGGCGGGAGAACACAAGACGGGTAAAAACGTAAACTCTCTTGTGACCAGCATAGAACCTTTAAGTAAAAGGGTTTCAACTGGAACAGAAGTTATTATAAACGCCAGCGCAACAACTGCAGAAATAGTTAAA